GTGTGCTCTTCCGATCTTGCAAAAGAGAGGGGTGTTGAGCTTGAATTAGCGAATAATGGTGACGATTGCGTTGTTTTCATGGAAGCACGCGATGAAGTCCGGTTTAAGGCTGGTTTGAGCAAATGGTTCGTTAGTAAAGGATTTGCCATGACTGTAGAACCAACGGTGGATGAGTTGGAACGAGTCGAATTTTGTCAGAGTAAACCAGTGCAATTGAGTACTGGGTGGCGTATGGTGCGCAACCTGACTGCATGCATGAATAAAGACCCTATGTGTTTATTAAGCGTGCCAAACGACAAAGTCTACCGTAAGTGGCTGGCCGCGATTGGAATGTGCGGCAGCCAGCTGGCATCCGGTGTACCGGTTTTGTCGGAGTTCTATGACGTGTTCTCACGTTCAGGTACCACCTGTTCAGAAGGCATGTTAAAGGAAGTATTCAAAAATCGCTCCCAATTGCACTTAGCGCAGGGGTTGTCAAATGGGACAGTAGATGCACGTTCACGTGTTTCATTCTACTACGCATTTGGAGTTCTCCCCGATCATCAATTGCAAATGGAGCGGTTCTACCACCAGATCACTATTGGACAATTAGACACAACTGTAATCGACCGTCAATGGTTGACACTCAGTCCCGGGTTTAATATTGTTACAGAGTCCAATTAGTATCAATATGGTGAAGCAACGTCAAATGACGAAGAAGAATAAGAATAGTGCACGCCGTGCACCAGCAAAGGCACCAATCTTAGGATTGGTACGACCGCCTCCGAGCTTTATGCGCGGACGCGATGTTGTCCCAATGCGTTTAAAAGCAACTCGCTCATTGATTAATGAGTTTAATGGAACGTCGACTGCGGGTTCCGCCAATTTGGCAATTGCTTTTACGCCACTCAACGTTGCAGGTGGTGGTTATACCAGTCTAAAGCAGATATTCCCGTTGCTTAACAACATGTTAACGAGCTTTACGAAGTTCATAATCACGCGTGCGAAGTTGGATGTGAGACAAACTACTTCACTCACATCCGGTGGTTACATAGCATATTGTTATCAAGCAGCAGGTTCCGATCGTGTCGCACCACCAACCAGTATTACTGATGCTACCACTGGGCAGCACTCAGGTATTACTACCGCTGGTGAGGTCACAAGTATCGTGTGGAATGTCACCGATTATGAGAATGACTGGTCTGAATTGGCAGTGGATGATACCAGAGGTGACTGTGGTTCACTCCAGTTTATTTCTGAAAATGCAGCGGTAGGGTCATCTGTTATAGGCATGATAACCCTGGAGATTGATTTCTTCTTTACCGGTTACAAGGCATAAACTATTCGCATTCTTATGTATTAAATGGTGAGAGTTGTTCCAATGTTGGGAACGAGGAGGTATAGCCGCGGCACAGTATCACATGGTAACGATCAACTATGTGTGTGGACATCTGTGTTACGAGGAGATCGGTACGGCTGAGTTCACCAACGCTCAACATACTATAATACATATGCAGTCAGCAAACTGTTACGACATGGAGGTCCAGCTTCTTAGAAAGTCAGCATTATGCATCAGAATCTGGAAAAATGCCCGAAATCTTTTGTGGGGGGGCTAGACAACAAT